CCCCGACGAGCCCGAGTCTGTCCTCTCGCCCCACCAGCCCGGAGACGGCGGGATCCTCACCATGCCGCTGCGTGATAACGTCCCGAAGCCTCCGACGGACGACTGGCAGCTCACCACCTGCCCCGTCTGTGGCGCTGAGTGCTGGCAGACAGACACGGCCCGCCGGATCCTCGCACTGGAGCCTGACGTCCGAACCGCCTGCACAGCCTGCGCGCTGAAGGGGCTCGGCAAATAATACTGGAGGTAATACATGAACAACGAAAGAAACAACACGACGGCCGGCGGGATCGGCTTCCGCCGGCCTCCCCCCGCGCCCCCCCCTCGCCC